TCATTAGCAGACATTCGTGCCCGTTTAGCGGCACAAGAACACAAACCAGCAAACAACAACAATCAAAGTGGCGGATTAACATATCCTCATTGGAAAATCGACGAAGGATCACAAGCAATCTTACGTTTCCTACCAGACGCAAACGCAGAAAATCCATTCTTTTGGGTAGAGCGTGCAATGATTCGATTACCATTTGCGGGTGTTAAAGGCGGAGACCCAAAAGAAACTACAGTACAAGTTCCATGTGTGGAAATGTACAGCGAAACAGAAGTATGTCCAATCCTAACAGAAGTGCGTCCATGGTTTAAAGACAAGTCTTTGGAAGATATGGGTCGTAAATATTGGAAAAAACGTACATATGTATTCCAGGGATTTGTTCATCAAGACCCAATTAACGAAGAAGATAAGCCGGAAAATCCAATTCGTAAGTTTATGATTAGTCCACAAATTTTTACAACAATCAAGGCTAGTTTAATGGATCCAGAGATGGAAGATTTACCAACGGATTACAATAATGGATTAGATTTCCGTATTACTAAAGCAAGTAAAGGCGGATATGCAGATTACAGTAATAGTACTTGGTCACGTAAAGAATCAGCATTAACTGCTGAAGAACAACAAGCAATTGCATCATTTGGCTTAAATGATTTGAGTTCGTTCTTGCCTCCAAAACCAAACGAAGTTGAATTGAAAATTATTCATGAAATGTTTGAAGCAAGTGTTGATGGACAGCAGTACGACGTTGAAAAATGGGGTAATTATTACCGTCCATGGGGTGTTGATAAGCCAACAAACTCGTCAACAGCAACTACTACAGTAAATGAAGTAACGCCTGTTGCTGATGTATCTAATGTTGCTGATACGCCTTTTGAAACGCCTGCAGGCGCAACGGAAGTTGTTACAGAAACACCTGCATCAACTGGTTCTAAAGCCGAAGATATTCTTGCACAAATCAGAGCAAGACAAAACGCATAAGACATATTGTTTTGTATTGACTATTTAAATGGGGGTATGGGCAAAACGTTATTGTCTCATATCCTTTATTCATGTAATAAGGTTGATATTGATTTTCGGAATTTTTTTACAAGAACCTCGAATGCACACGCAATATCAAAATTTAAGAATAGTGAATTAACTGCTGTGCATTTAGAACAATGTGCTATGAGTAACTATAAGTGCTTATTGTATTTTGAATCTGATGGGTTTCATGAGTTATTAAGATTGCAATTCTCGTATAGTAAGTGGCATAATAAATTCCCCACTATTGATAATTATAAAACGTTTTTTAACAACAACTATATAATTAACAAAGATGAATTATGGAACAGTTTTTATTCGGATGTTGCTGATCTTTCGTGGCCTGCGTGCAATAGTTTTGATGAGATAGACAAATTGCCTGCTTATATAAAAACAGAGATATTAAGTTTGTATAAAAAAACAAACACAAACATCAATAATGACAAAGAATTATTACAATTATTAGTATTATCGTATTATGATTTATTTAAAAATCCTGTCAAATCACAATGCTCGATGGTATATCATTTAAGTGATTATTTAAGTAAGGATATTGGATTTATTCCAATGTTATTAAATAAAGAACTTGGTTGGGACTTTGATTACAGTAAGAGTGATGAATTTTTTGAACATAGCTTGTCTGCAAATAAGAAATATATATTATGGTTTCATGAAATTTTAAGAATATACAATAATGCAAATTTAATGAACGACGTTAGTATTGCTAATTTGGAGGTTTGGGAGAAAGCCATAATTATTGCAAAGTATCATGAACAACATGATATAAATCCAATAAACATAAAATGGGATGACGTATTATTTGATGATATACTGTCTATTCCAAATATAAAATATAAAAAAGAATATAACAACTAGGAGTTAACTATGGGAAAACCATTTGACGTAAGTAAATTTAGAAAAAGTATAACAAAGTCAATTGACGGATTGTCAATTGGATTTCATGACCCAGGCGACTGGATTTCAACTGGTAACTATGCGTTAAATTATCTAGTATCTGGAGATTTCAATAAAGGAATTCCATTAGGAAAAGTAACTGTATTTGCTGGCGAATCAGGAGCAGGAAAATCTTATTTTGCGTCTGGTAATATTGTAAAGAATGCACAGGAACAAGGTATTTTTGTTGTGTTAATTGATACAGAAAATGCACTAGACGAAGCATGGTTACAAGCACTAGACGTGGATACTGACCCAAGTAAGTTGCTAAAACTTAGTTTATGCATGGTTGATGATGTTGCTAAAACAATCAGTACGTTTATGACAGACTATAAAGCAATGGCAGAAGAAGATAGACCAAAAGTGTTATTTGTAATTGATTCTTTGGGTATGTTATTAACACCAACTGATGTTAAGCAGTTTGAAGCAGGTGACATGAAAGGTGACTTAGGACGTAAGCCAAAGGCACTAACCGCACTTGTACGTAATACAGTTAACATGATTGGTGCTTATAACGTAGGTATTATTGCTACAAACCATACTTACGCATCACAAGATATGTTCGATCCAGATGATAAGATTAGTGGCGGACAAGGCTTTATTTACGCATCATCTATTGTAGTTGCTATGCGTAAACTTAAACTCAAAGAGGACGAAGACGGAAATAAAGTTACTGATGTTAAAGGTATTAGAGCCGCGTGTAAGGTAATGAAAACACGTTATGCTAAACCGTTCGAAGCAGTACAAGTTAAAATTCCGTACGAAACAGGAATGAACCCGTACAGCGGTTTAGTGGACTTGGCAGAAAAGCAAGGGTTGTTAACTAAACAAGGTAATCGCTTAAAGTATCTTCCTAAAGGTGCAGAAGAAGGCGAGGAAATTCTTATGTTCCGTAAGGCATGGGAAAAGAATACTGATGGCGCATTAGATACATTAATGGAAGACATAAGTACAGAGAATGAATTAGATAGTACGCTTGGGTTGGATGACACTCCAACAATTGAAAATATCGAAACAACAGATGTTGATAACGAATTAGCACAGGAGATGGAAAGTGAGTCTTGAATTACATTTAGAACTATGGGAAAGTATGCAAGAGCATATGTCGAGTATTAAGGACGCGGCTGATGATTTTGTTGCTGTGTTAATTGATAACGGCATTGACGCCGAGAAAATTGCCAAAGTGGCTATTAACGAGGACATTAAAAAAGCATTACTTGATTACGATGTCGATGTTGTGGTTGATGTGGACAACGATGAGGACGATTTTGAACACTTTAACGACGACGACTAGCAATGTGGTACCGCAAAGTAACGCAGAACTTAGTAAATCTTCCTGCGTTTATTGATCACTACAATGCGGAGTTGGATAATGCAAAGAACGAAGTTATTGTAAGTGGTCATGTTGAAACTAACATTAAACAGTTACCTGGCGTTACTGAGCACCGTTTTTATCAATTACAAGAAATAGAAGCAGTTCTTAACTTCCTTAATATTGAGTTAAGGCGCATACGACGTAAGCATTTTAAAAAGTACTTAGAAGCGTATGCTAAGTCTCTTAGTAGTCGCGATGCCGAAAAATATGTGGACGGCGAAGATGAAGTAATTGATTTTGAATTATTAATTAATGAAGTTGCTTTACTGAGAAATCGTTGGCTAGGTATCATGAAAGGTTTAGATGCAAAACAATGGCAATTGGGACATATTGTTAAATTACGTACTGCGGGTATGGAGGATGTGGTTGTATAATGCCATCACCGAGACCAATGTTTGGATACATTAATGGTATTCCAATATATAATGTATGGGATAACGATTTCGATGTAATTAGAAAAGGAAACTTTCTGCAATTGTTCAATTCTCAAGTATCAAATGAAAATGTACTGATCGGTGATTTGTGCATTTTTGATTGCACCAACGAAGGCGTTGGAACCAACGACATTGAAATAATGTTGTCGGATATTAGCGACTATTACCCAAATTTAGAGATTAGAGTATTGTTTAATATCCAAACAACGCTAGCGACAGATTATACATATCGTTGTTTTCCTGAACACATGGTAGCACATTGTAATTTCTTATCTCATGTAAATGCATTAGATGTGTCGTGGGATACTATCGAACTTAATAAACAATTCATTTCATTGCAACGCAGAGCATCGGAAAGTAGATTACGACTTACGAAGAATTTACTAAATGCATTTGATAATTCACAATATATTATTAGTTGTGCAACGCAACCAAATAAATGGCGGAATGAGTTACCGAACCTTAAAGAAGCAATACATCCGTATTCTATTCCTATATTAGTGGATGGTGTAGTTGACAATGATTCAAAACAACATTATCATAACAACATAAACTTTTTCAAATGTTTTATAAACGTTATCACAGAAACAAGTTCCCAAACAGATGATGATAGTTGGCGAGAAATATTTTTAACTGAAAAGACATTTAAAGCATTTGCATACAGACAACTTCCTATATGGTTTGCTGTTCCAAATACAGTACAAGCAGTTCGTGACTTGGGATTTGATGTGTTTGATGATATTGTAGATCATGGATATGATACCAACGATGACGAAATGTCTCGGATGATGATGGTTGTTGATGAAATTAAACGTTTATGTGATTTGTATCCTATTAATGAGATGAAAGTTTTGAGAAAGGAATTATGGAATCGTATAAGTAAAAACATACAGTTATTGAACAATTATACATCAATGCATAAAATGAGAAAACACGAACTTATGATGGAATTAATAAAATGAGTTTTAGTTCACTACAGGAAAGTCACAAACACAGTTTAGAAACATTGGATTTATTATATGCTTATTCTGATTTTATGGAAAGTGTTGATAGTATGTGTGATATTGGGTGTGGCAAAGAAGGACTTGATTTAGAATGGTGGGCAACACGTGAAATCGATGATGGTGACGTTTCTATTCCGTTGAATATTAAATGTCATGGAATTGACATTAATGATAAATTATTATTAGAACATGATAATGTTACATACACCAAACACGATTTTGAAACTCCAATGGATAAACAGTTTGATGTATTGTATTCTCATGATAGTTTTCAGTACGCATTAAATCCATTACAGACATTAAGTAATTGGTACCACATGTTAACTGAGAACGGCATGTTAGTTTTACAAGTACCAAGTACAACCAATCTAAAGTACAATAAATTAGCTTTTTCTCAGCCTAATTTTCATTATTATAATCATACATTAGATGGCTTAATACATATGTTAGCAGTTAGTGGATTTGATTGTGAGTCTGGATTTTTTCATCAACAGCAATACGGTGATAATTGGGTTAAAGCAATTGTATACAAGAGTGATGTAGAACCTATGAATCCAAAAACTACTACGTGGTATGATTTAGCGGATAAAAAGTTATTACCTAAAACAGGCGTGGAAAGCATTAATAACTACGGCTATATGAAACGCGAGGATTTAGTCCTTCCGTGGTTAGATTATAGTAATATTTGGTACGGCCAATAATCTAAGTAATTATATATTATAAAAAGTCTGGTTTTATTGCCAGACTTTTTTTTTGTCTTAAATAACGTTATAACTAGCAATGGAAATGCAATAATATGCAAGTAGCGTTAATCACCGGGGGATTCGACCCTCTGCACAGTGGGCATTTGGCGTACATAAAAGAAGCACAAAGGTTCGGCAGACTTGTAGTTGCTGTTAATAGTGATGAGTGGCTGGCACGTAAAAAAGGTCGTGCATTTATGCCGTTGTCTGAACGTGTAGAAATACTACGTAATATTAAAGGCGTACAAGATGTAATTGTATTTGATGATAGCGATGACAGCGCATGCGATGCAATAAAAATGACAGCATGTCTGTATCACGGTGCTACTATTAACTTTTTAAATGGTGGCGATAGAGTTGAAGGCAATATACCCGAAATGGATTTATGTCCTGCTTCGATGGATGTAAAATTTCACTTCGGCGTAGGTGGCGAGGGCAAGAAGAATTCATCATCGTGGATACTTAAAGAATGGATAGCACCAAAAACAGAACGTGATTGGGGTTATTACAGAGTTATACACGAAACTGAAACGCACAAAGTTAAAGAACTTACCGTAGAACCTAGTAAAAGTTTAAGTTTACAAAGACATGAGCACAGAAATGAATTTTGGTTTGTTTCGGAGGGTGTTGCTACTGTTGAACGCGGTATATTAGAAGAAACTGTGTTATCAAAAAGTGACTCTGATATGTACGACCAAATATTAATACCTATTGGTTCATGGCATAGATTAAGTAATAATACAGACAAACCTCTACGTATTATCGAAATACAGTACGGCGATAAATGTATAGAGGAAGATATAATTAGGAGAGTAAAATAATGATTCGAATATTCATCGGGTATGACCCAAATGAAACTGTTGCATGGCACGCACTAACACATAGTATATTGAAACATAGCACAAGTCCTGTGTCATTTATTCCAATTGCTCGTGACCATATACAGCAATTATACAATAAACCAAAACAAGGATATGAATCGACTGAATTTTCAATGACTCGTTTTCTTACTCCGTATTTGAGTGATTACACAGGGTGGTCAATATTCATTGATTGTGATATGTTAGTAACCTCCGACATTACAGAGTTATGGGATTTGCGCGACGATAAATATTCGATAATGTGCACTAAACATGATTACCAACCAAGCACTAGTACTAAGTTTTTAAATCAAAAACAATCAACGTACGAGAAGAAAAATTGGTCTAGTGTTATGATGTTTAATAATGCAAAATGTTGGAAATTAACACCAGAAGTAGTCAGTAATGAAAGTGGTATGTACCTGCATCAGTTTAAATGGTTGAAAAGTGATGAAGAAATAGGAAGTATCCCATTGGAATGGAATTTTCTTGTTGGGGAGCAGAAGATGCCAAATACAACACCTAAGTTAATTCATTACACGTTAGGCGGTCCTTATTTTAGTGATTATCGAGACATTGATTACGTAGATATATGGGATAAGTATTATAATGAAATGTGCAATAAAACTTGATTGAAAACAAACATTATTTAATCTCATTAAGAATATAAATAGTAGTATTATTATTAATCAGGAGATAACTATTATGTCGAATAGAACAGTAAAATTTATGGGTTACACAACCGATAATACAAATGTGGTATTTAATTTTAATGGCACAGAAGTATTTAATGGGGCAGTTACACCAAACGGCGATGTTAACAATGTTAGTGAATTATTCACATTTGAAATTGACCAAACATTAGACGGTGATATTAGTGGAACAGTTACTACTAATGGCGGCGAACTCACAGTGGTTGCATTGTCAGCAAACTATGCAAACTACGCAAGATCAGCATTCACCAACAGTGATGGTGAAGATATGCCTGAAATTACAGCGGATGATGTAATCAATAATTACGAATGGTTTAGTAATGCGGATCACAATTCGAAACAGAATATTACAATTGATGGTGAGGCATATGATAAGGGTGATGTTTCTGAGTTGCAAGGTTCATGGCATGTCGACTTATCAGATGGACAGAGTATGACATGTGATTGGAGAATAGAAGCAACTCCAGTCCGAAGTTAATACCTATCAAAATACTACTGTGGTAGTATTTTGTGATATATAATACTTTTTCTTTTTAATAGTGTATAATAACCCTACATTGTTAATACTTGTAGGGAGTAATATATGGAAAAGGTTAGAATTGCTAACGGAATGTACCGCGGCAAGAAGGTAAATAAACAAACATTTGAACTAGTTAAGGAAATTAAAACAACCAAAACTGGTTCATTTATTACGGTTAAACCAAACAGCAAAATTGGCGTGGGTTATAAAACAATTCGGATTAGAGTGTTACCTAGCGATATTGCATATCTGGATAAAAAACCCGTACTTGTCAAATCCATTGCAGAAACAGACGAACAAGTAATGCAACGCATTGCTGAACGTTTCTCCATCTTGGACGAAATGACAAAGGCAACCATTTCCACTGACATTAGAGCAATGATTGTTTCGGGTCCACCGGGTGTCGGTAAGTCA